AAAAAGATCATCAGCCAATTTATTGTTGGCCCAAAATAGGGGCTGTAAAATAAATAATACAATTCAATATAAATAACAAAAGGGCTAAAACGTCAATAAAAACGGGCTTTTCAAGAGTATTCTTATGAAAACGCCAAGAAAAATGAATTGTACAATAGTTTAAAAGCGTTTAATCAAGCTTTAATTTCCAACGGTCTTATTGGTCATCTTCATCACCAAGGGTTAAATTTAGGCTTAAATAGCATGTATATTGGGCTTTTTAGCAAATACAACTCATCCTAATTAAAGACAATCTCAATTGTTTGGATATGTACGCCTTTTCGGTACTTTTCAATTTACTATAGGTTTGGGCGTACGTTTGGGCGTACGTTTGGGCGTACATTTCCGTGCAATTAGACCCATTGAAATACCCCTAGTAATGCAATAAAAAAAGGTTTAAAATCAATATAAATGTTAAAATGACCCCTATAATGCAGGTTAAATAATCATTTAAAAACAGTTAAACCGCTGTTTTACTGTAACATAAGTGATTTTTGATGAAAATATGTGTGTATTTTTGTTGTTTTGGATGGTTTAACCTGGTTATCTCATGGCATTTATGCGAACTGAGGCCTTTACCATTGCAAGTGCCCTAATACGGCTCTTTTCCACATCTCTTGGTTGATGATGGCTGTTTTGACTTACGAGCTTAATGAAGTTTTCTCCTTTTTCACTTTTTTGAATGTACTTGACTGAAACATACTCCTCATCATCCACCGTTATGGATATTAAGTACATTTCACCCCAAAAAAGCCCTTCATCTATATTGTGAATCATTTTATAAATCACAATATCACCAGACTTGAGCAAAGGGTACATACTATCGCCTGTCACAAATACTGCACCATCAGATTTTGGTAGGTTTGGGATGCTGATATAATCTAAAGGTGTTTTTTCGTTGTAATGCTCAAATAGTTCGACCAAACCCGCTGAGGCCTCCAGGTTGTATAGTGGGATAATCTGATTTTCTTGCAGTTTGTCGGTTCTTAGGTTCAATTTTAACTTTGGTTCTTTTACCATAGTGATCTCTTCATTGAACTTTTGAAGGGGTATTTTGTCGTTGAATAATGTATTTACATCGTACCCCCTACTCACTAAAAACTCCATATACTCTTTTGGAATATATTTTTTATTACCATTCTCCAACTTACTCACATCCCTTTGGTGAATGCCCAATATCTCTGCCATTTCAGACTGTTTTAAGCCCAAATCAGTGCGTACATTTTTGATTTTTTGATAGACATCCATAAAAAAATATTCCAAAAAGGAGTATTATTTTTTTGTAAATACTCCAAAAGTGTATATGTTTGCGTTGTAATCATCGCTAATCTAATCAAAATGGCCATTCTTACAAAAGAGCAAATCCGAAAAATCAATAAGACTGCACTTGCCGAAAAACACGGCACCAGCCAATCTTATGTATCTGAGGTTCTGCACGGTGTAAAGTCAACCAACACGGATAAGGCCAAAGCGATATACAAAGATGCCATTGGGATTGTTGAAGTCCTGGAAGGCAAACCTGTTGAAACCGCAAAATAAGTCTGATATGTTCGAGGTCTTTGAAAATACCATTTGTGTGCATGGCGGCTGGCTCTACAAAGATGCCCAGTTGTTCAGCAAGCACAGTTATGATAGTTACATAAAAAGAGGCCCCTTCAAAGTATTGAGAAACGGACGTGGCAAAAACACTCCTGCATTGATTGCTTGGGAAAGCATCCATCCACATTACCAACAACAGATTATTGATAAGTATGGCGACCCAACCAGGATGAACAACAATATTTTATTTGCAGACCACCTCAATAAAGACTACAAAGCCGAAAAATTTTACTCCAACTACATACTGCCCAATGGCAAACATATTGCAAACGATGTCAGGCACAGGTATGTATCAGAGGCAAGCATATTTAATGCTACCAAGGATATTCTTGAAAACAGAATACTAAAAACAGCTGCCCTGGGCAGTGGTGGTGTTGCCAAAACATGGGAGAGTATTGCTCAAGTTGTTCAGGAGCTTCCAAGAATACAATGGCCTCATGGTCTGCCCAAGAATCCAAGAAGCTTGAGACGTAAATACAGGGCTTACACAAAAGAAGGATATGAGGCGTTGGTGCACCGTGGCCACGGACACAAGAACAGTGAAAAAATGAGCGAGGGGGCCAAACTTTGGGTAATGGCCAGATGGTGTGACCAGGTTAAAAAGGTGGCCAGTTTGGAGCAGCTGCTCGATGAGTACAATGAATACGCCAGAGATAAAGGCCATAAGGTCATCAAGGAATCCAAAACACTTTACAACTACCTATATCAACCAGAGGTCAAGAGCCTTTGGTACGGTTACCGATATGGAGAGCTCAAGGCCAAGGAAAAGTATCAATTTCAGAACAGTACCAAAATGCCGACCATGCGTGACAGTCTCTGGTACGCAGATGGTACCAAGCTCAATCTGTACTTCAAGGATGAGAGCGGTAAGATGGCAACCTGTAATGTATATGAGGTCATGGATGCCTTTAGTGAGGTATTTCTTGGTTTCCATGTCAGTCAGACGGAAAACTATGAAGCCCAGTACAAGGCATTTAAAATGGCTGTCAATACCAGCGGTCACAGACCTTATGAGGTGCGTTTTGACAACCAGGGAGGCCATAAGAAGCTCAAAGCTGGCCAATTCATGGACAAATTGACCCATTTGGCCATAAAGACCCAGCCATACAATGGTAAATCAAAGACCATTGAGAGTGCCTTTGGACGGTTTCAGCAGCAGGTAATGAAAAAGCTATGGTACTTCACAGGTCAGAACATCGACACCAAAAAGGCCGAAAGCAAGGCAAATATGGAGTTTATACTTGCCAATACTGAGAACCTGCCAAGCTTAAAAGAAGCTATTGAGGCCTATAAGGAGTGCAGGGAGCAGTGGAACCAGTCCAATCATTATGATACCAACCGTCCAAGGATTGATATGTACCTGGATAGTAAGAACCCTAAAGCTCCAGAGCTTGATATGTTCCAGATGGTTGACATTTTCTGGATGGAGAGACCAAAGCCAGTCAGACTAACAGCCTATGGGCTCACATTTACCGAAAGAAAGACCAAACACACCTACATGGTCTATAATGATGACCACTTGCCCGATCTCGATTTCTTGAACAACAACATAGACCGAAAATTTTACATCAAGTATGACCCAGAGGATTTGACCTTGGTTTACCTCTATGAAAAAGTGCCTGGACAGGGCCTAAGATTCGTGACAGAGGCCAGGACAAAACTACAGACGGCAAGGAACATCCAAGAGCAGGAAAACTGGGAGGCAGAATACTACAGCAAAATTGCCAGCAAGGTTAAGGAGAACCGATTGACAAGACGTGACCAGATGGATGAAATCATGGAAAAATTCAGTAGAAGGCCAGAAGATTACGGATTGAATCCTGCACCACTTAAAGGCATCGAGAAGAAAAATAGAAAGGCCAGCAAGCCATCAAAAGACATAGCCCAAATCCAGAAAGACCTAAGCAATACCACCCAAAATGGCGACGAATCTATTTATGATCTAATGTAAACAACTCAAAATGAAAATCACAGAACACGAAAAGGAAAAAATTACCAAAGCAGCCTGGATTTATGTCAACAGGTTTGACAGCCAAAATCAAGCAGCTGCTACATTGAACGGGGTTAGCTCAGCCACATTGAGCCAAGTGCTCAACAATAAATGGGATTTGATCAGTACAAGTATGTGGCGCACCCTCTTGGCCGCACTTAGCTACAATCCCAATGAAGAGGTCATTGTTCAAACAAAACCATTCAAACTCCTCCAGAAGCTATTTGATGATGCTCAACAGAATCAATTGACTGTTGGTATCACGGGCCAGGCAGGAACTGGTAAAACTTTTGCCATCAAGTACTTCGAGCAGACCCACAGAAATGTGATTTGGTTAAGCTGTAGGGAGTACTGGAACCGCAAATGGTTCTTATCAGAGCTCTTGACTAAAATGGGAAGGCCACACAATGGTATGAGCATTGCTGAAATGATGATGGAGGCTGTTAGGCACCTTTTAATGAGGGAAAACCCCATTATCATATTTGATGAATATGACAAGCTCCCTGATCACGTGCTCAGCTTCTTTATCACTATGTACAACGAACTGGAGGACAGGTGCGGATTTATAGTGATAGCCACCAACCACCTCAAAAAAAGGATTACCAGGGGCGTGGAGCTCAATAAGAAGGGGTATAATGAAATCTACAGCAGATTGGGTAGAAGGTTCATAGAGCTTCCTGTAATAAGCTCTGAGGACATTGTGCAGATATGTATGGCCAATGAAATAGATGACCGCCCCACAATCAAAAAAGTCATTGAAGAGAGTGATTCCGACTTGAGAAGAGTTAAGCGAAAGATACACGCCCTAAAATCCAAGAAAAAAGAAGCCGATACTGAATCTGAGAAAACTGGTGAGTAAAAATGCCAAAGTTTCAAAGGGCAAAGACGGCAAGAGATATTTATGCCAAGAAACGCAGCATTCTGGAGTTTACTGGCCCTTGGAAAGACCACATAGGCCAGCCAGAGATTAAGGGAAGCTGGTTTATTTATGGTCACAGTGGACACGGCAAAACAAGCTATATAACCCAAATGGCTAGAATGTTGGCAACGTATGGACGGGTCTGGTACAATGGACTTGAAGAGGGTGACAGCCTCAGCTTCCAGGAAGCTATGGAAAGGGCGGGATTGGGAGCCGTTGGCAATAAGTTCTTACTCATAGAGGATTCCTATCCGCAGCTAAAAGCAAGGATAAAAAGGCGAAACAGGCCAAAGTTCTTAATCATTGACAGCCTCCAAGTAGCACAGTTGAACAAATCCCAATACCATGACCTGGTAAACGATTGTGGGGAGAAGGGCATACAGTTGATAATCATTGGCCATGCTGAGGGGAAAAAGCCAGAGGGAAGGATAGGAAAGTACATTGAGTATTTGAGTTTCGTGAAAATATGGGTTGAGGGCTATAAGGCCATTCCCAAGAGCAGATACGGGGGTAATGAACCCTTTACGATTTACGCAAAAAGAGCCTCAGAGTATTGGGGTGATGTAAGCTAAAATGAACACCATGAGAAAAAATGAAATTATAAGAAAGGCAATGGGGTTGACACCAGTGGCCTATCATAACATAAGGCATTCCTATTTCGCAGAATGGTGCGAAAAGAAGGCCATTGAACTTGCGCTGCCCTCCAGAATGTTGGTCATGGATTCGGCACTATACGATTGGTATTGCGATCAATGGATGTTAAAAGTGGAATTGCCTTTTTATACAGACAACCAAGATTTTCTTGAGGCCGAGCTGAACGATGTGGAGAGCTATCAAGAGCTTTTCCTTGGCTACATAGATGCTGCTGGAGAGCATTGGCCATCACCCATTTTAAAACGTATTCACAAACAATTTAAAAACTCTTTTAAGGAAGCATGAACAAGACCCAACTACAAGAGCGCATTGATTTACTGCTTAGGGTGTACTGCTACACCAGGCACAACAAACATTTAAGTACTGGCCAGCGAATTTGCCTCACGATGGAAAGGGCGGCATGTATGAGGGCCATTGATGTAATCAAGGAAAAGAATATACCCACTGCGATTCCAAAGTACAGACTTCCTGCTGCTCTAAACAATAAAGTGATGTTTTTGGCGCAAAAAGCAAAATCCAACTGATATGGATATACAGGAAATAGAAAAAAGATGCAAGGGCCTTGATGAATGGCTCCGTCACCACCGACACTTGGACACTTGGGAAGGGGTGCAAAGATACTATGACAGGTTAAAAGCCCTGTTGTACCGAAAAAAGAATGTTGAACCTAAAATAAAAACCGTATGAGTTTAGATTTAAGCACCCTGAGCAAAGAGGATTTGGCCGCTGAGCTAAAAAAGAGGGAGCAGGCTGAAATGGCAGCTGCAAGAAAGGCCAAGACCGATTTTGAAAGCGACAAAAAAAGCTTCCTTACGCACTCAGTAAGCAAGTTTGAGCACCTTAACAGGGAACTGGCAGAGCTAAAGCAATTTACCATCCTTGAGGCCAATAAGTTGTATGAGCGCATGTACGAGGTAGAGGGCAAGGAACCCAAGGACACAAAGAGCTTTACATTGAAAGATGACACTTTGGGCCTAAAGGTCACGGTGGACAGGCAAGAGCGTTTCACCTTCACTGATGAGGCCATTGTGCACATCAATGCCATCAAGGACATCTTTAGGGAAAAGTTTGCCAACAGAAACCAAGGATTTTATCAGATTCTTGATGGTATTCTTATGAAGAACACCAAAGGAGACTATGACCCAAAATTATTGGCCAAGGCAAGGCAGCAGGTAAAAAAGCTTGGTGATGATGCGCTGATAGCTGAGTTTGATAAACTCGAAGATTGTCAGAGGGTTGTTGGCACCAGCTTGTATGCCCGTGCGTACAAAAAGGATGAAAACGGAAAGTACAAGGACATCATATTGCAATTCAGCTCACTCTGATTATGGCCACAACTATTCAAGTTACCGAAATCGACACTACCAAGGTTTATGTAAATCAAAAAGAAGTGATCAAGGACACCAATGGAAATTGGGTGTGCAAAGAAGAGTTGACCTCTAATGAACAGAGGGCACTAAGAGAGCATTTAATCTCAATGGGCGAACTGCAATGAACGAAAACACCATACAAGTTGAGAACAATCCTAAGAAGCTTAGAAAACAGGCTTTGGGGGTATTGGAAAAGGCAAAGGCCCTAGAGGCAAAACGACTGGCAAGCGGTGCCAAGTGGCAGCGGGTTCTTTCCCCTATTAGAACCTTCGTGCTGGTACAATAGAGGGGCAGTGTGAACATTAGCCGATACGGATTTCTTCGGGGTATATGCCTTTTCTTGATGCCTTTGATGCACCCCTTGATCTTGATACGGATTATAGATGCTCAAAGGATAAACGGTAGCACACTGGGCAACAATTTAACTGCCAAGATTGGGAAAGAATGACAGCCTGGAAAGACAGGAAAAAATGAGAGCGGTGATGCGATAGGCAAGCATTATGGTTGTGTAGTCGCTCTACACTAGGAACCACTTATAAAAGGCCAGTTGGTTGCGCAGGTTCGAATCCTGCCCGCTTTCCAACCATATACAAGAAGGGTGTCTGATGGCAAGGCCCCAAAGATAGGAAGCCTGACAGCCTGGAAAGACAGGCATTTTTAAATGATTATTAACTCAAAATTAAAATTATGCCACAACAGTTATCAGAAAAGCAGGAAAAACTACTTCAATATCAAATGAAGATATTGACACAAATTGATCCAATCCTTAATGATGAGGATTGTGAAAGTTTTATAGGAATAGAGGAATTATCAGTAGATGATAACATGACACTTTTTGTGCATGCCTTAGCCACTTTGGTTCCTAGTTATGTTTATGCAAAATTCACTGGAGACACAGATACTGATAATCTTGGATTTAATCACATTGCTAATAGGTTGTGTTATCAGTTCTCAACTGAAAAGTTAAAAGGATAGGTTATGACAAAACCAACCTTTGACTACCATAAGTTCAACGAATACCGAAAGACCCCAGAATATTGGGGCAAAGGGTACGACTTCACAAACGGCCAGCACAGGTATATCATCAGCTTATTGCACCAAATAGGTTGGACGGTGCCCAAACCTTCCAACAACAGCAAGAACATGCCCGACTATGAACGGTTTGGCAAATGGCTACAAAGTGAAAAGGCTCCAGTAGGCAAACCCTGGAGAAAGATGAACAAACAGGAGCTGAGCAAGACCATTGTGGCCCTGGAGAACATGCTAACCAAAAACTACTCAAAAAATGGCTCAGGAACTATTCAAGGTAATTAATAGAGAGGGCTCAGCAACCACTGTTGTTTATGTGGTCAGCCAAGGGCTTAAAGGTGTTGTTGAAAAACATGAGAACGCCCTAAAGATTGAACGTGTAAAGGAAAAACTGGAGGTACTGTGATGGATGTGATAAGATTTTTTGGCTTGGCCATACTACTGATTTGCACCGCTGTTATTTGGGTGCCCATTTTAATACTCCTGCTGATTTTCCAGCCTAAGACTAACCATAATTACGACCAACAATGATCACACCTATTTTCCCAACACCCACACCTTGGTACCTGTTGATGTGGAGAGAAATGTGCCCACATGAAAATACGGTGATAGTGACCATTGAAACGGTGGTTACATGTGAGACCACACAGCTGTATTGTGTGGATTGTGATAGGCCCATTGCGCAAATAACTGATTGTACATGACACTTGTTGAGGAAATCATTTGGCTCAAAGCTTATCTGGTGGAGTTGGTCAATTACCTGCGAAATCCAGATGACCTAACGGGAAGGCTATCATTTGAGCAAGCCTATATGATTTGTCGTGAGATTTCCATCATTGATGCCAGAATAGGTTACTTGACAACATTTCCAGAGTGGGCATTGAAATACGATTTTGAAGAATCAGAACTGGTTGAAACTAATAAAGAAGAAAAAAAATGGAGTGCATCTCAATAAATTTTACATACAGCCGTCTTTCCGCTATTTGCGATACAATGAAGGTTGTACAGTATGCACCTACTTCTGACAAGAGGGTACGCAGTGATCGTGCCATTTTCTCAGAGGTGCGCCAAAAGCTATTTAAAAAGCTCATTAGCAAGGAAGGTGCCACTAAAGACTTTAAACTGAAACTTACCTACTATGAGGCCTACCAACTGGAGGAATGGTTGCGTGAGTGGCTACATGAGCAAGCAGCCTCTTTGGAGACTACTCTGGTGAGAGTAGTAGCAGACGAATTGAACCAAAAACTAGCATAATGCAGCAATTGACCACATATACAGCAAAGAGCCGTTTAAACGGTTTTGTAATGGTTTTTAAATACCATTTGGAAGGTAACCTGCACAGCTTTCAGATACTGGAGGGAACCCTATTAAAAAAACAAATTGACTGGTTTTTTTCCACAGGAAACTTCCCGTACTACGAATCCACGATAAAGACCTGGTTAAAGGGTGACATGAGAAAGCATTTTGAGATTGTCATTGGAGAGCCTGATTTGTCCTTTGATGCATTTTGGGAGCTGTATGGTCACAAGACAAGGAAAAAGGAAACCCAAGACCATTGGGAAAAGAAAATGGATGCAGCTGAGCGGATTAAGGCTTTTATGGGCCTCAAAAAGTACAACAACCATTTGCGCTTGAATACCTGGAAAAACAAGGTTGACCCGATTAGGTACCTAAAGCACAAAAGGTATGAAGATGAATTTTAAAAGTATAAGCATGAAACGAGTATTGATAATTGTTTTACTGGCCTTAACGGCCATATTGTGTACAGCTTGCACAAAAGATCAGTGTGAGCTCCTTATAGGTGAGTACACCCATCAAAAGGGAAGTGACGTGTACATTAAGATTGATGAGTTTTTTGCCATTGAAAAACCCAATGACTTTGAAATTGGAACTATTGAGCACATTTTTATAATTGAATCTGAATGCTTAATAAAATAAAACACTTATGAGATTATCTCATTTTGATTTGATAATTGTTAACTCAAGTGGCGGCAAGGATTCATTATGCGCTTTGTGGGAGGTTTGCAGACAAGCTAAAATTCAGGATTTTCCATTGAATAAAATTGTTGTTTCACATCAAGATTTAGGAGAAATGGAATGGGAAGGAACCAAAGAGCTAGTTATGGAGCAAGCTAATTTATTTGGTCTTAAAACCTACTATTCAAAAAGAAGAAACCAAAACGGATATGAAGAGGATTTGTTGGAGTATGTTGAACGCAGAGGCAAATGGCCGTCAAATAAGCAGAGATATTGCACAAGTGACTTTAAAAGAGGCCCAGGAGCCAGGGTAGTAACTGCTTTGACCAAAGAGATGAAAAAATCTCGATTGTTATATGTGTTTGGTTTTAGAAAAGAGGAGAGTCCATTTAGGTCAAAAAAATCTCCTTTTTTAAAAAATATAAGATTGACCACAAAGAGCAGAGAGGTATATGATTGGTTGCCCATCCATAATTGGAATTTGAAAAAGGTCTGGAGTGTAATTAAATCAAATAAACTCCCTTACCATAAAGCTTATGATTTAGGCATGCCTAGACTATCTTGTATGTTTTGCATTTTCAGCCCTTTAGATGCTTTGGTTATTGCGGGCCGACATAACCCCCAACTCTTGGAGAAATATATTGAAGTAGAGCGAAAAATAGGTCACAACTTTAGAAGTGACTTTAAAATCTCAATGGTTAAAGAAAAAATTGAATCAGGCTATTATCCTAATAAAGTGGATAACTGGATAATGTAAATAATCTAATACTAATAAATCAATGAAACCACAGCAAATGACAATCTACATCAGTGGAAAGATTACTGGAGAGCCAGCCCACCAGTGCACCAGAAAATTTAAGGTAATCCAACAGCAGCTGGAGAAAATGGGCCATGTGGCCATTAACCCCTTGGAGCTTGGTGTGACCGATGACATGAGTTGGCACCAGGCAATGAGACATTGCATAAAGCATTTGATGACTGCTGATGCAGTTTTTATGATCAATGACTATCTCAATAGCCGTGGAGCAGTCTTGGAGGTTCAGATAGGCAGGGCCTTGGATATGCCGACATTTACCGATTTCAAAGAGGTGAAAAGATTTAAGCCAATGCTCAAAATGACAGCCAAATGAAAACGCACGTAATCACGCTTTCAAAGAGCTTTATGAAGGGCCATCCTAGAGAGGGTGAGCCCACTGATTTTGCAGCCAAGTTTCTATCTGGAGAAAAGAAGCATACCCTCAGGGGAAATACGGAATACTGGAGCAAGAAAATACAGGAGGTAATGGATGGCAAGGCCATACTTTCTGTGAGGCAATGGACAGGGAAGCCTTATGCTTCTAAACAAGAGACTTTAAAAGACCTTACAGCGACTGATGGTGTTGGGTTCCAAATTGTGCTCTTGGACGCTGAATTTTCATGCTTTCAGACTAAACCAGGGCATTATAACTGTTATCCGAACATTTCAACGATTTCATTTAATGATGGCCTGCTTATTGATGATTTTAGGGAGTGGTTTGGCTTGGTTGAGCCAACTCCATCAAGATTGGAGCATGTATGCGCCATTATAATCCATTTCACTAATTTTAGGTATTAAAACATCCATAATGAGAACTATTTACCTTTTTGCATCATTCGCCCTTTTCTCCATGATCATCAATGCCCAGGAATTTGAATTGACAGCCAATGGCTTTCAATCGGGCGAAAGTGATTACCTAGTGCTGGAGTACCCAGAAAAGAGCCAAGAGGAGCTTTATAATAAAACCTTGGCCTATTTGCATACCCTGTACAAAGACCCAAAAGAGGCCCTGAGCACTTTGGATAATGAGAGCATCACTATTACTGGCCATGCATCCAACCAGGTAAGAAGAAACAACTTTCACATATTTGACCTTGACTATACCTGGGTAATCCGTTTCAAGGATGGAAAGGTACGCTTTGACGCTCCAGATGTGACCATGAGACATTGGTATGAAGGTGACTGGCAGCTATTGCTTGTGAACCTTGAAAAAGGAGGTTTTATGGACACCTACAGAATGGGCATCTATAAAAAAGGAAAATTGAAAATTGAAAAGGCAAAGGCCGATTTGGAGCACTATTTTAATGCTATCCTAAAAGACTATTCAAACAGCTTTCTAACGGACAATGATTGGTAAGATGAAGAAACCTTTGAGGGAGCAAATAAAGTGGAAATACATTGATGCTGAATGCCAAATTAAGCAAGCGTTAAGGTGGATTAAAGAAGATGGAACAAAACAATATCCTAGTGCTCATCAAATAACTTGTGATGAAGTGATTGAAAAGATGGAAGAAATAAAAGTTTTGTTAGCAAATCTAAAAGACCCAAAATAGGATATAGTTAAGTGAAAGGAGAGAACGTACTATATAAAAACACAGTTCAGAGCTCACTTCCCAAAGGCGGGCATACTAAAAAAGGCCCCTACCAGGATGACCGATTGGACATGCTTGCTTGCAGGTTTTATTACCACACCAGTATTTGTCGCCTCAGATATGATGATTGCCTGGTACAATTGGAAAAGGAGTTTTGTGTGAGCCATAGAACCATAACCAGGCTTTTAAAGGAACGCTTGGCCACCATTAATATCATGGTGGAGGAGCAAACAAAAACGGGTGACCTAAAAAAAAGGTACCCGTGGTATGATTGGTCAGGAAAGCCTTTGATTGCTAAGATACAGTCTCCCTAAAACTGCTAGAGAACACCATGACCTCTGTGGTGTAATGGTCGGGCCTTTGCAAAGGCACTAAGCTCCTTCTCTCCAGAGGAGTGACCTCACTGGATTTCCACCCCTGTAATTTATTGAAAACCGCATCCATAATATCATAATAGCTCAAGCTGTTATCCCTATCTGCCTCTGGGGTCACATGGTTGGTGTTACCACCCCAATCAAAGCAAAGCTTTACCTCAATCCTTGCCTCTCCAGATTGCTGGAGCCTATTATCATTTTGGGTATTTGGGAGTGAAAGTGTCACCAATGCAGCAGGGAAAAGTATAGGCGGCTTTTCAAAGTTCATTTGTCCTTTGTCCTTATCAATCCATTTGAGTTCAGCAATGGTCTCCAATTGCGCTGTAAGCTCTTTAAAAAGTGTTTTCATATCTTATTTTTAACGTGTTCTGGCATTCCATGCCCTGGTCAATCTTTCCTTTATTATTGCATTCAAAAATGGACTACGGCCAATAAACTGTCTCTTGGGCATTTTATAGTTTACGGTTCTCTGGTGGGCCTTTATCTTCAAGGGCTTGCCCCTCCCCATAAAATTACTGTTGGTGTAGCTTCTGACCTTTTGCACCCCACTGACCCTGAGCCCTTCATTGTGTACCCTGGCATAAGGGGTGCGGCTGTTACCTGCGGTGATTACAACCCTATTGGGCGTTACCGTTGTGGGCCTGATACTGTTCAGCAAAATCCCATCCCTTACAAGAATACGGCCACGCCCTCTGGTTTTTTTTGCCGCATATTTTGCGCTAAGGGGTTTCCATGGCACCCCATCCCAATTCTCTTGCTTAAAGCGATCTCTAAAGTACTCGTTTGCGGTCTCGGCCACAATGTTGGGCACAATGGTTCTAAAATTGTCATCAAACCTTGCAAATCCCGTATTTATGCGCTCTATATTGCTCATTTTTGTACCTTTGTATCACAGTTGCCGTGCCTCGGTTAAGAATGGGCCAGCACCTAGCGGGTGATGGGGGCCCAAACGGCTGAACGAGGCAGCGGGGCACGGCAATCAACCCGCTTATTTATTTAACACCAAAAGGCCTTTTCTCACCTTATCAATAGTAGCCTTCTTTTCGGCCAATTGGAACCAGCTTATGAGCTCCATTCCCGAAATCCCGATTTTTCCCCTGACCACCAAAGCCATATCCTCAAAGTATTTGATGTACAGCATATCTTCCAATAGTGAGCCGTTCAACCAAACTTCATCTGGTTTCTCCAGGGTCTCCTGCATGGCATGTACCCAAACCGCACGGTGGGCCCTTCGTTTTCTGTCATCACTGGTATGCCTATCAAAGTTTTTGGCGTTTACAAACAGTGGCCTCTTATTGTAATCACGTACAATCTTTTTGCCGTCCAGCTCTTCCATTTTATTGTAAAAGTCTTTGGCATCACCCTCATATTGGGCAGGTATCACTTCTGATTTTTTGGCATTGGAAAAACTCTTTAGGCCAAAATCACTAGGGCCTAGGGCATTGAGCTTTTTGCTTGCCTTTCCCTTGAATTTCCTAATGTACTGCTGGTTTGCAGTAAAGACTTCACCGCTATCAACCCTATTAACGCTCCATCCAGTGGCAGCTTCCTGCAAACCCTGTGAGCTGTTCAGATAATTGTCTGCCCTATCCCTCATGGCCTTCAATAAACTTTTATCCACCTCATGGGCCATCCTGGGCACAATGTAGCACCTACATTTCCACCCATTGGGTGGGAAAATCTTTTTCCATCTGGGGTCATTTGCTGGCAATGTCAAGCCCTCAAGTAATTGATGGGCTGGCCTTACCAAATGGTCTCCAGCTGTCTTGTAAGTCCAATATGGAAAAATATCAGTTTGCCCCTTTAGCCTGTTGTATGTAGCAGCTGCCTCTCCAGTGAGTACAGCTGTGGTATATTCTGTCTCCAGCCATTGACGGTTGAAAACATCAACTTTGTCCTGGGCAAGGGCAAGGAACTCCTCAAAGGATTTGCTCTGTCTAAAAAACTGGTTTAACTCTTGAACCTGTCCAAGTGTCTTGCCTGCTGAGAACTTAAAAAGGTTTTGCTCAAATGCGGTCAAGGTTGCTGGGTCGTCTCCTCCATAGCTGAAACCAATATTGATGGAAAGCTCCACATTGTCCTTACTTGCATAGCCCTTTTTGAATCCTTGGGTCAAAACCTTTGCCGTATGGTGAAAAAGCTCCGCATCAAAACTGTTTGCACCTCCAGCATCATAAATCCGCTTTAAAAGTGCAGTATTGTCAACCGTTTCATTTTCGGCCAGTTTGATGTGGTGGTGTGAACATGCCTGAGCTGCCCCAGTCGTCACCGCTGGGGCTGGAAGAAAAAAACCTATCATGTTTTTCCAGGCCTTTTTATACCACATCAGCTCAACATCCTGCTCCTCCTCTTCATCAGTTTCATTGGCTTTTTTGGGCTTTGATTTTTTATTGCCTGGCTTGGGTGGTTCTGGTGGGTCTTGCCTACCATCCCGCTTCTCATCCATTTTCTTTTTTTGTGCCTCATAATCCTCTGGTTTGGGAAGTCTGTAGGTCTCGTACCAGTAATCATCATCTACTGGTAAATTTTGTTCTTTGACCAATTTGCTCTGGAGCTCGAACATTTCTTTTAGGGTCAGCTCGGTATCTTCCCCTTGTACAACGAACCTTCCACCCTCAACGTCAAAACCGTGCGCATGCAATACACGAACAAAGCGACTGTTGAGCACTTTCCTGGTGTACGTTATATCGTTGTCATGCTTTCGGTCATCCGCTTCACCGTGGGTCTTGCTTTGGGCATATCCAGAGCTGTTACTGCTCTCTGTGGTCTCAGTGGTACCTAAAAGAGCTTTACTGATCTCAGTATTGAGAATCTTGATAAACTCACCATGAGCACTGCCAGTATCTTTGGTCTTGTTTTCAATAACCGTGACCTCAGTGCCATCTGGCCTAATGATCGTGCCTCCAGCACCTATGTTTCTCAGAGCCTCATCCAGTTTCTGTCTTTGGCTCTCATCCACTCCATCCCACGTTGCATCTATTATGGGGTTTCCAAAGGTCTGTATGAATGCCGCATAATCTCCCAGACCGCCTCTCTTGAGAACATAGTAGGGTGCAGCTTTCATATATAGCCCAAGGTCATCCACCTTGCCCACTTCCATAACGGTCTTTAGGTATCTTCCCTCCCTGATGTTCACACCATCATCACCTATTCCATCATAACTGATGATACCTGCCTCCACTCGGTAATGGTATCTAGGTAAAAGACCAGCACTCATTTCCCAGGAACCGTCAAGGGCCTGCCAAAATTTTGGCTCAAGTATGCTGTACCCCCAGAACCTGGAGGCCATTATTTCATTGAGCATATCATCAAATCCAACTGTATCAATGAGCTGGTTTACCGCTTCGACTGGTCGGCCTTCTTTGTCAAGAAACTGCCAATTTGCGGCAACCACCGCATCCTTGCGCTTGCCCACAACGCTTTCCACATGTCCATCACCGTCAACATCGGTGTAAAGGGTGTACAAAAGTTTTCTCCTGGGGTTGATTCCCTCAGCGGATTTGACCGCCTGCCTCCATTTGGGTATATCCTGCTCTGTACGCATCGGTTTGCGCACATCAATTTTTTGTATCACAATCTGCTTAGGCTCGTTGGCTGGGTTCTTTGCAGGTTGGTTGTTCAATCGCTTTTTAGTATTCATTTGAACGGTGTTTAAACGGTTTACCAGTTAGTGTCTCTCTTTGTCCTGGAGCTAACCTTGATTATATCGTTGTCTCCTGGCTCATCTTCTGTTGGCAGTGGCCAGTCCTTCATGTGAACCTTTCCACTCTGTACATCCTTCAACCAGCTCTTTGCCTCATCATAGCGGGTCTTTCTAACTTCCAGGTCTATATCAGCATTTGCCAGGGTGATGAAATGCCAAGCGGCCATATCCTTCAACCGCATCAATAGAGCAGGGTCTCTGTCTTGGCCAGCCTGAGCAAAAAGGGAATCTGTATCATATCGGCTCAGGTACCCCTTTGCCTCGCTTTCAGCTGCTGCAATGGCAGTAGTCAAAATAGTATCATCATTGCGCTGTATTACATTTATCAGCTCAGTGTAAATATGGGTGTTGAAATCCGCTTTTGCTAACATCTTACCAGTGTTTAGGTTTATACTTTTCGGGTCTATGGGTCTCTATTTTCCCCACGTCCATCCTTGTTTTTGAATCTATTGCGAACACTGCACCCTCCACGGCATCTGGGCCATCGTCATGCGCCCTGCTGGTGGGTGAAAGTGCCAAAAACTGGGCCTCCATGTTTTTCATGTGATCACTGGGCTTTAATCTCTCATCAAACCACAGTTTCTCATTTCGGTTAAGCGGCTCCAGTAGGCTCTCAATCCTGTAGAACTTATCTGGCTTTACCCGCTCATCCGCTTTCAGTGGCAATGTGGTGCCATGCCTTTTGTTGGCCTTTTTGATCTCATCCTTGATTGGGTCATCAATTGCTGGCCATTCAATCAAAAAGAATACAGGAACCTTGCTGCCCACCATCTTCCTTATCTCATACTGCCAATCCAGCATATTTGCCGTACTGGTCTGGTCACAATATACTTTGTGCACGTGGTACTCATCCTTGTACCTTCCAATCAAGGCGGTGGCCTTGTAGTCATTTTTCTTTGACTTTTTGTATGATGGGTCGGTATAGGCCACCATGAACTTATAGCGGTTCAATGGGGGCAGTTTTTTATAGTGCAAAGTCTTGAAAACCTTACCTTTTTTGATGGGGTTGTTGAAATACTCTGCCTGTGCGGAGTTGTAGCTTATTTTGGAAAGCACCCTATCAATCATGGCCTCGGTGTTCTTTTCGGGCCAGGTGCTCTTGCCGTTCTTGTCACGGATATTGACCACTTCATAATGGTCGGCCATATCCTTCATTTTGACCGCTGTACAATCCTCAGCAATGATGTTGCCACAGAATATGAACAATAATGGGTCACTGATGGAACGTGTGGCATAAAATGCACCTTCCAGCCAATCCCAATACTTGTCAATGGTCTCAGGGTTCCTGCAATCCTCATCAGTGTCAAAGTCATCCACAATGAGAACATCTGGCCTTTTGGCCTCGTTTCTGGTACCCCTGGGTGATTGACCCTTACCAAGTGCCCTAAACGCTACTCCTTTCCTGGTGATAAATTCACTATCCGACCAACTGCCATGCTTTTCCTGCTGGCCATAGTCATTGATGATCCTATTGTTTTTCTCCAAGAGCAGCTTGTAGGGCCTTAAAAGCCTTTCAGCATTGTCCTTGCTGTTACTGGTCAAGACCACATTGCTCTTCTTTCCCGTAAGGGTCAGGTACAGGACATCCATCATGGTCAGCCCTGTTTTGGAGAGTTCCCTTGACCAAACACGGGCCTCAATCCATTCTGGGTTGTTCAATACCCTTTTGGAGCTCCTAATGTGAAAGCGGGGCGAATCAGCGGTGAAATAGGTCGTGAAATAGTATTTTTTCCATTCCTGGGGGTTCGCCTCCAGTTTTTCAATGCGCTTCTTTTTTTCAGCTGTGGTCTCATGTAGGTCAACAGGGCTCTCCCTGTTCATGTTCAACACAAACTCATCCCAATCAATCTCAGCCTGTTTGTCTTTTAGTTTACGCATGTATTAGGTCAATGTTTTTAAAAAGCCATCTGCCAGGGCGGTCACTTCCTTGGCCTTCACAAAGTCATCCTGTCTAATGTGTATGATGAACTTTTTGAGCACTTCGATTGAATCGGCCAGACTTGTCTCTGTCTCCAGTTGCCTGATGGCAGAGGTGAGCTTGCTCAGGGTATCGGCTTCCTTTGTATTTGCAAAGCGTTTACCAGGCTCCCTGTTGTTGATGTAATCATTGAGCTCGGTAAGCTGCTGGTACAACCTGCTCAGCTGCTCCTCTTTGGTTATGATCATGGAAGCCCTGAACTGTTGCCAGTTTTCCTTATTGACCCATTTGCTGATGGTCTGCTCAGATACGCCCACCCGCTCTGCCAACTCCTTTTGAACGGTAACGCCCTCCTTGACGTACAGTAGCTTGGCAAACTCTTTTTTCTGTTGATTCGTCTGTGTTCTTGACATAGGGCAAATTTGCACCATTGGCATACCTATATAAAACCCTTGTGTTATAAGGGGTAAATGATCTATACCAAAAGAGTGTGACTGTCTTGACCATTCCTGCACCTTCGTTTTTTTAGGGGCAATACCCGCTTTTATTTTGTCGGCAACATCACAATGATGAAACATGAAAAAAAGCAGTAAGCGCATAGTAGTATCTACCCAGGCAAAAAACACATACGGTTTTCGTGTGCGTACCGAGGGCATCAATCTTACCAGGTACCAAAACAACCCCATCATGTTATGGATGCACAGCCGTCCTACGGGCAAGAGCAAAGAGGAGGTTTTGGCTTTGGGCAATATGACTGACCTAAAGGTGGAAGGGGAGAAAATGAGTGCACTGCCAATGTTTGATGACACGGATGACTTTGCATTGAAGATATATGGCAAGGTTGAGAACGGCACCTATAGGATGGCCAGTGCAGGTCTTTATCCAATAGAGTTCAAAGAGGATGAAAATGGAGAGCTCTGGCTCTGGGAATCCGAGTTGAGAGAAATCAGCATCTGTGACATTGGAAGCAATCCAGAGGCTTTGGCCATTGCTCTTTATGATGAGAATGACAAAATGGTGGGCCTGAGTGATGTGTACAAACCCAAGAATCCAAAAACCGTTAATACTATGAAAATCAATTTGTCGGCCCAACAGGCCAAATTGCTGAACCTTTCAGAAGGGAAAGAAATGGAAGCTACTGCTGTGGTCGCCTCATTGGTGACCTTGGCCGAAAACCAAGCCTCTAAAATAGAGACCTTGACCACCGAGAAAAACGATGCCGAGACCAAATTGGCAGATGCCGAGAAAAAGGCCGCTGATGACAAAATGGAGGTGTTGTTGACCGATGCCGAAAGCAAGGGCAAGATCACAAAAGACCAAGTTTCCCACTTCAAGAAAATGAAGCTTGAGGATGCCGAGGCATTACTTGCCACCATGCCAGAAAATAAGAGCGTTGCCTCTCAGTTGGAGGGCAAGGATGAAAAGGCCAAAGGACAATTGGCAGAGCTCCAAAAACTGTCTTGGGATGAGCTTGACAAGCAAAACAAGCTTGTGACCCTTAGAGACAACTTCCCAGAGGAGTACAAAGAAAAGTACAAGGCCAAATTTGGCAAGGAACCCAAAGAATAGAAAACCCAAATCCATCATTTAAACAAGTACTGAAAAGAGCTTAAAACGAACAGTAAAAACAATACCATGAAAAATCTAAAATTCAAACTCTTAAACTTTGTGTACCTGGCAGTCGCCTACTTTGTATTGGCCAGCCTTGTGGTACAGCCATCAGTTAACCTTTTCATTGGAACCACGGTAGCAGCTTTTGTAGTTGGCACCGTTGTCTCCCTTGCCAATCCTTTGAGTGGTGCCCTTCGTTCCATCCAAGTGGAAATCTGGCAGAACCACATTGAAGAGGAAATATTTAAAAGCAATACTTTCTTGAGATTGAGCCATAGTGCCGATGATTACGTGCTTAACAGCAAAGTGGTGCACATTCCTCAATCTGGTGGCTCTGGCAATGTGGTCAAAAATAGGAGTACTGTGCCCGCTACGGTTAGGAAGCGTACAGACACCGATATTGTGTATGCTCTGGATGAGTACACAACTGATCCTGTATTGATTCCACATGCGGACACCAAGGAATTGAGCTATGATAAGAGGGATTCCGTATTGCGTGAGGATATGGACAAAATCAATCAGGTAATTGCGGAAAACACCCTTTTCAACTGGGTGGAGAGCCCAGCGGTTGGGGCCTATGCTGCCTCTGCTTTACCAGCTGGCAAAAAGATTGACACTACTGGTGCAGATGTTGCGGCAACTGCTCCTAGTGCCACTGGAACCCGCAAGGCTGCAACTAGAAATGACTTGCAGACAATGCAACGGGTTTTCATGGAAGAAAACAGATGGTTTGAGGGCAAGATGAATGCCCTTATCCCTCCAGCAATGTTGGTGCAGATGTTCCCTGCCAATGATGTGGTAACCGCTACATACATGAACAACGTGACCGAGGAAGAGCGTAGGAAGGGCATTTTGTTCAAGGCGCATGGTTGGAACATCTATAGTAGAAGCTCCGTACTGATCGTAAAAGCGGATGAATCCATAGGAGCACCTGGGGAAGCCGCTGCTGCAACCGATGACCAGGCAGCTTTGTTCTGGTACCAAGATGCCGTGGAGTTTGCTTTTGGAGGTGTTGAGGCCTTTGAAAAGATGGGAGACCCTCAATTCTATGGTGATGTTTATTCCTTCCTAGCTAGAACTGGCTCTAGGGCCAGAAGAGCTGGATATGAAGGAGTGGCCGTCCTTAAAGAAGGAGAGACAGCATAATTTATTTTGAGTTAGTTAATAGATGAAGGTTCCGCTGCCACTGCGGCAGCGGTTCACCCTTCGGGGGCTATGATGTGTAAGATTTTAAATAAGGCATTAAGTCAATACGACACCAGGGAGATTGTCGGGAAACAAGACAATCCAGAAGTGTTGAAGTACTTTGAAATATTGGGTTTTGATGGTCAAAAGCTAAAGGATGAGACCAGCTGGTGTGCTGCCTTTGTCAATTGGGTTCTAGCAAGCCTGGAACTGCCAAACACTGGTAAGTTGAACGCCAGGAGCTTTCTTGAATTGGGCCAATCCGTTAAGGACTGCCCAGAACCAGGAGACATTGTTGTACTCTGGAGGGAAAGCTTGGACAGCTGGAAAGGTCATGTGGGATTCTATGTAAGGGAAACCGATGACAAAATATACCTACTGGGCGGTAACCAGGGCAACCGTGTGAGCATTCAACCCTATAACAAGAGCAGATTGTTGGACATTAAAAGAGTAAAATGAAACTGGACTGGAGCAACGTAATTGAAAACCTCATATACATCATTGCCATAGGTGTGATGATGATAATTTCCAACAATGTCACAATATCGGGATTTGAGCCCATGATTGATACTGCCATCAAGCAGGAGACTACGGCCATAAAAAACGAGTTCAGAACCGAGATCAAGAAGTTGAAGGCCAAGGATGGGGCCACGGTTGACCTTCAAGTAAATCCAGATGTGGATAACAAGGCCCAGACCAACATTACAAAAGACAGTATAACATCAAAGAAAAGGGGCTTTTTCGCCCGACTCTTTGGTAAAAAGGATTAATAAAACCTTCAAACATGACAAATAAAGAAATCGCAAAGCACGTCTTTGCACGCAATCCCAAAGTAACTGAATTGTACATCACATCGGACAAAAAGGCCTTTTATGAGGAGCACAGTGCCGATGCGTACGCCCAACGCTTGAAAGACCGTAAGGTTATCAAGATGGAACGTGACAGTGATGATGAGATTGATGTGACCCCAAAAGGTGGTTCAGATACCATTACCAATACAGCTGCTGCCGTGGGAGGTAAACCAAAGGAAACCAAAGAAGATGGTGACCAAGGTGAGGCTGGAGACCAGGTAGATAATGGAAGCCAGGTAAAGAAACTGGAGGACATGAAGCTAAGCGAGCTCAAGGAAATAGCCGAAAGTGAAGAGGTTGACCTAAGCGGAATCACTGGGCAATTGAGCATTGCCAAAGTGGCTGAGGCCATTTCCAATCATAGAGCTGCCAACCAAGAATTTGACCTTTCCAAAATGAGCCAAGAGGAGTTGGTTGCTTATGGTAAAGAAACTTTTGACCTGGAGTTGAAAACGGATGCTCCAGCTGAGGAGTTGGTTGCAACCCTAAATGACCACATCAAGGCTCTTGAGGCCAATGAGGATAAATAACAAGCATTAATCAAAAACCCATAATATCATGCCAAAATACACCTATGGAATTGCCTCTATGGTAGTTGACAATATTGACCCAGCTAATGGAAATGCGCTGGGAGATTTAGATTTGGACATTGTTGACATCATTTATAGAGACACATTCGACATGACCGAGGAAGATGGTACCACAACAGACCATTACTCAGAAATGGACAATACACCATTTCTTTCCTTTGAGGAGCCTGGAAAGGAAACCCTGGCACTCCAGTTGACAGATACCCAAGTTGACATGCTTGAGACTTTCTTGGGAGGCACGGTGGTGTCTGCTGGTGGCGAAAAGACCTGGAGCAAACCTCCCAACCAGGGAGTGAACGAAAAGCATATCGTGATCACCACAACGGATGGAACTAAAATCACCGTTCCACGGGCCAAGGTCGTTGGAAAGAAAAACTTTACGTTCAGACGTAACCAGCCTTGGACACTTGCGATCACTCTGACTCCATTAACACCAAAGTTCCCAGGATTGTCAGCAATGGATATATCAGAGCCTGATCCACTTCCATAATGAAGGAGACCAAGGATAACCCCGCAATAGAGCGGCTGGCAGCTGAAACCATACTACAAAGGGGCGTGAAGGTAAAAATTCCCGCCCCTTGGTTTATACGGTGGTTAAAAAAAAGCTGGGTGGTTGTGCTTAAAAGCCCGTTTGAGGGCACTATGCTGAGGGTAGCCACCTATTACCTGAGCACTGGTCTAAAGGATGAAAAGCTGGAGAACATCACAACGGAGGAAACCCTGCAATTGATGCAGGTGCATGGAAAAGCAATAAGCAAGGCCGTTGCCTGTGCCATTCTCAATGGATATTGGAAAGGCAAGCTTTTCACCAGACCTTTTGCCTGGTACCTTAGATGGCATTTGACCTCGCAGGAACTATTTGGACTTACAACCGCCTTAGTGTTGTTTGGAGGTACAGCGGATTTTATGAATACTACCAGATTGGTGAGGAAGATGAAGGCAACGACACCGAATCTGGGCCAAATGACCAAGGGGAGTTAGGACATGTTGGAATGCATAGCCCCTGGGGATTGCTGTACCAGATAATAAAAGAAACTGGCTGGACTTTACATTATGTGTTATGGAAAGTAAGCCGCTCCAACCTACAAATGATGCATGCCGATGGGATAAGGTTGAAGAAAACTCACAAAGAAAAGGAAGAGGAGGGCATACCTGATACTGGGGCCAACCTCGCCAAAAGGTTTAAAGCTAGAACAAAGAAACAGTGACCGAATTTGAGCCAATAGATATTAACTTTCTCATAAATGAGGAGGAGGTGCGCAAATCATCCAAAAGGGTTCGGGATGAATTGAGGGGCACTGTAAACGATATTGGCAAATCATCTGATATTGCCTCCAGGCAAATCAACAACACACTAAGGTCATCCCGTCTTGAAATTGAGGGGAATACACGGGCATTGGCCAGACAAAAAAGTCAGTTTAATGGCCTTAACAACTCCATATCCCAGATAACCCGTGAGCTTCCCGCTTTTACATTCAGTGCCCAAACAGGATTTCTGGCCATAAGTAACAACCTGCCCATATTGGTTGATGAGATTTCCAGGCTAAAAGTTCAAAATGATGCATTGACTGCCAGCGGTAAAAAATCGGTACCAGTTTGGTCTCAGGTCATAAAGAGCTTGACCAGCTGGACGGGCCTGCTCAATATTGGCATCGTACTCCTTACTCTATTTGGGCCTCAGATCATAAAGTACATATCCAATTTGTTGAAGGGGAAGGATGCTATTGATGAAGCAGCAGCCTCTCAAGAGGCCCTTAACAGAGCATTTGAAAGCAGCAGCTACAAGAACGGTATAAAAGAAATTGTGGAGGTTGGCGCAGCATTTAAGGCCGCTTCAACCAGTGTGGATGACAAACGTAAGGCCCTGGAGCTCTACAATGAAAAGTTGGGTGATGCCCTTGGAACCGCGAACAGTTATAACGAAGCAGAAAAACTATTTAGGGATAAATCCCAGGCCTATGTGCGGGCCCTATTATTCAGGGCCGCTGCTGTTGAGGCCGTCAATGAAGCAAGTGAAAAGCTCATTGAGATTGCCAAGGAAGAGGATAGGGTTAATCGAGAGATTGAGGCCAAGGGAGGAACGAGCTCTGCCACTTCCACTTTTGCCACTAAAGGCCTGAGAAGGGAAAGGAACGAGCTGGAGAAGGAACGCAAGGAAATAGAGGCCACCTATACCAGAATAATAAATACGGCCAATAAAAGGGCAGATGACCTGGTGAAAGCCTTTGAGCTGGACTTGGATGGTGGCGACAATACAGATGCCCAAAAACTTATACAAGATCGTAAGAACCTACTGGAAAAGATTGCAGAGCTGGACAGAGAATATGGTAGGGAGCAATATGACAATGACCAAAAGGAAATACTGGCCCTGCGTGACAAATTTGCCAAGGTAAGGGAGTTGGTGGAGGAGTTCAACAAAGACCCAAAGAATGCAAAAATAAAGATTGACCTGAGCGGTCTTGACAATTTGGAGAACGAAGCTGAGACCAATCTAAGGTACAGCCAAGAAACCCGCTTTTTAAGGGATTCCTTGGCAGAGCAAAAACAGCTCTATGAAGATTTCAATGAATACCAAAAACAGTTTGGTGTTCAAGCGGCCAAAGATGAATATGCTGCAAGATTGGGGGAATACGACACCTTTTTAAAGCTGTTAAAACAACGTATAGAAGATAACCAGGATTCCTTTGATGCAGTTGCCGATGGAACCGCAACCGAGGCTCAGGCAGAACGAGTGCGCATATTGGAGCAATTGTTGAGAATTGAGACCAGGAACCAGCAACAACAGTATAATGAGTTGCTTTCCAGCTTGCAGAGCTATGAGCAGAAAAGGCAGCGAATAATTACAGATTCCCAGGCTAAGGTCAACCAGCTTTTGGCCCAAGGAAATGCCGAGGCAGCTGAGCAGCTAAAAAGACAGACCCAACAGGAACTGGATGAACTGGATGAGGAGTTTGCCAAAAATACCGATGCTTATAAAAGCCTTTTGAAAGGTGTTGAGAATATCAGTGAGGCAGCTGCCAGGTCTGTTATCGCAAATGCCAGGAAAATGGTGGATGCCTTGGTTGCCGCTGGCCGTTTGAGTGAAGATACAGCGAGGGAAATAACCGCTAAGATTGATGCACTTGAAAAGGATTTAAACTCCAGACCAGCTAAGAGGCTTGATAAAATTTCAAGTGACGTTTTTGAGCTTTCCCAGGCATTCTTGAACCTTGGTGAATCCCTGGAAACTTATGATGAGGGCCTTGCAGACACCATCACAACCATTGGTGAACTTGCTGAAGTGACGGGTGAAGCGGCCAAGTCCGCTGCCAGTTTCTCAACTGGAGACATCATTGGTGGGGTTTCAAGTGCAATCAATGCCATTGCTGGACTGTTCAGAATTGGAGCTAAGGCAAGGGAAAGCAGACGTAAAGCCGAGGCTGAACTCAAGAGAATACAACAGGACATTGCCGATGGTGAGCGTGAGCTGAACCGTTTGCAGCGTGAAAGGAACCTGGATAAGGCCAAAGAGGTTGAACTGACCCTAAAGAACATACGGGCACAAAGGGAGGCCCTGGAGCTTTCCAAGGCTCAACTGGAGCAAGATGAGCGTAGGTTGTTACAAGAACTGGAAAATGAGAGATATGTTGTTTCCAGTAGGACTGAAAAATATGGTGGGTTCTTGGGTATTGGGAGAAAGACAAGGGTGGTGAACGAATATGCAGACCTGTTGGGTCTGACATTTGAAGAAATTGAGGCCCTTTATGAGCGTGGCCAATTGACAGACCGTGCCAATGAGCTTTTTGAACAGCTCAGGAAAATTAGGGAAGAGGGAGCTGATGTCAATGCCCTTTTGGGTGATCTGGAACAACAGAGCCAAGAGCTTTTTACAGGCACCACAGCTGAGGGTATTGCTGACAGTATTATTGAGGGTCTTAGATTGGGATATGACGGTGTAGAGGATTTTGCAGGAGATATTGAAAGGATATTGCAACAGGCCATGTTGAACGGTCTCAAATACCAATATCTGGAGGAACCAGTACGAAAGTTGTATGAGCAGTTTGCAAATTTTGCAGAGAGTGATGGCCAATTGACAGAGAGTGAAGTGGAGAGTTTTAGGAACTCGGCAAACGAGCTCATCCAAAATGCCATACAAAGATATGACCAATTGAGTGAGGCCCTTGACCTAAGTGCCATTGAGCAGGCTAATCAAACTGGCTTATCTGGGGCAATCAGGAGGGAATTGACAGAAGAGACAGGAAGTGAGCTCACAGGTCTTTTCAGGGGTCAGTACGATGTGACCAAAAGGCTTTTTGAACTTACCCAGAGGCAATTGGCCCTGGATGAGATTAATAGGGATGCCTTTGTTGCCATTTTAAGGCACCAAGCAGGAATTGAGACCAATACGGCCAACACAGTCTCCCAATTGGAGCTGGCAGTGAAGGAACTGACCGAGATAAACAAGAACACTAAACCCCAAGGAGGCGGCACCGCCCGTGATCTAGGAAGATGAGTTATAAACTGAACAGCATACCACTTGCCAACTATGGCATAACACCAGCTAGGGGGCCACTGAGCAATATTGCCCTGGAGGGCATGTTGGACATGCCAAATAGATTGGGAAAGACTTTCCATGACTGGTTGGATGAAGAGGGAATTGAGCCCTATGTTGAGCCTGATGAGATTTTCTTTAATGGCCGAAAAATCACCTTTTACGGGTACATAACCGCTACAAGCCAACAGGAGGCAGTATTGAAATTGCGCGATCTCTATGATGATTTTGGCAGGGTCACTGATTTGATTGATTTGGAGACACCTTGGGGCGTGTTCCAGGTTTACCTAAAGGAAAAAATCAATGTGGAGTATCTGGGCAATGGCTCAGCAACATTGCAGCTTGTTTTTGAGGAGGTTTCAGTGCCCTTCCCAAATCTTGTTCTTCCAGAGGAGAGAACTGTACGGCAATACCATGTTGATTTCATCCCGTTTTCAGCCTTTGGGGCATTCATTACGGAAACCGATGGCCAATACGATAGGCCAGAACTTAAAGAGGCGGTCTTTACCTCTTACAACCAAGCTGGTTATCAATTGACCAAAATAGGTCAATCAAAAATTGATTTGTCACTGGTATTTCATGCTCCAGATTGGGCAACCTTAAAATCCAATGTGCAAAGGTTCCATCAAGTTTTGGGAGCTTCTGGTACCAGGATTGTGAATGTGGATGATACCGAGCGTGAGGGATTTGCGGTCGGGGGCTTCAAAGCGAACCAAATAAAGGTCATGGATGGATTGGCCGTTTGCAGGGTTGCAGTGTCCTTATTGTTGGCATTTGATGGAGAACCAGTGATAAATGAGTATTTGGTTGATGAGCAGATTGATGGGATAATGGATGACCAGGGCAACTTTCTGAGCATTTCAAGGGCAGAGACCTTTGAGCTTATTGATGATCAGGGCCGTGGCATTGGAACAGAAACTTTAACACCTATAACACTATAGCAATGGGAGTAATAAAATTTTGGTCAGACATGACAAAAAGAGCTGCTGGGTCACTATTGGCCACAGATAAGCTTATGGTGGGAAAACAAGACCAGTCAGACCCTCAGTACACGGATTTGGACGAAGTGAAAAAATGGCTTGCCATGAACAATCTAAGAAAAGACGGTTACCGATGGCATAAAGGTGAGGGCAACTCTGATTTGGATGAGTATGAGGTTGGTGATGAGATTTCAGGTGTGGGAACTCTTTGGCCAGGATATAAGATTGAAGGGTATATAAATACTGCTCCAATGACCGATAAAAACCAGCACATAACAATAACACAAAGCAATCCGATATGATACCAACAATATTGGCCAGTGTGGCCATACTGATAGCCTTTGTTTCTTTGGGAGTGTCCATCAAGGCCTCTCAAAAAAAAGAGCTCTACAAAACAAAAATTAAAAACATCACTATCTGGAGGGATAAGGATGGTGACCTAATCAACACCGTAAAAAAATGAAAAAGACAGTATTCAGTTTTCTATTGATTTTGGCCTTTTGGGCCGTAAAAGCTCAGGACGTACCGCAATCAAAACCTGTGGTTAAAAGTGTTATTTATGTTCCACAGGCTTTGCCACCTTCAAGCCCTACCATTGGGGAAAAGTATTTAAGTACCAATGGTAACTATTACAGATGGGATGGTAGTGCATGGATTGTGGATGTGGAAGGAGGCACACCTACAACTGATGCATCACTTTTGACCTCTGGGGTGCTTGCTGATGGAAGGGTGCAGCAGTCGAATGTTACACAGCATGAGGCGGCATTGTCGATTAACAAAAGCCAAATTCCTGATTTTGGGAGTTACATTAATATATTGGCATTAGTGGATGATGATACTTTTGGATCAGCAACTGCTACCAATGTGCCAAGTGCTGAAAGTGTAAAGGCTTATGTGGACAATAATTCGGGAAGTCTTTCACCTACGGATCAAGCAAAACTGGACAATCTTACAGTCAGCAACCCCTATGACCTTGATAGCTGGTCTTTTGAGATTGCAGGAATCTCATTACGAGAGTTTTTGAGTAACAAGGCGACAAATCTGGATTCACCCGATAACACCAAATATCCATCTACATTAGCTGTTTCAAACGCTTTGGCTGGATTGGTCACAGAACTGACACAGGCCGAATTCGATGCGCTCACAACCTCTGAAAAATTGAATTTGGGGCTTTATGTCATTACACCTCCTGCACCGAGCGGATATACCGTGGCCATAGACAATGACCCTGTTTTGGCCAATGGGTCTGATAGTTTCACTTTTGCGGGTGCCGAGGTCGGAGCTTATTATGATTACTCGTTTACCAGTGACGGTGGTGGAACTCCAGTAACTGGATTTGGTACCATTTCAACTGCAACAGACCAAATTACAGATGTTGATTTATCAAGCCTATCAGATGGCACTATAACACTAACGGTCTATTTATCCAATATTGGTGGCCAAGGTGCCGATGCCACGGACACTGCCATAAAGGGAAGTGCCATAACAGATTTGTATGTTACAGGTGATGCGGCCAGTGCAGGTGCAGGAGAGGCCAATGATGTGTCACAATGGACACCAAATGGCTCTTCTTGTGTCATTACCTCAGTCGCTAATACCGATGGAGGCGGGGGCGGCTCTTATGCTGTTAACCTAGAGCAGTTAAATGCAGGGTTTAGGTCTGGAGCAATTTCAGTGACAGGATTGAACCTAACACCTCACACCGCTACTTTTAGGACTAGAAGGGTATCTGGTACAGGAGGGGTTTTCAATTGGCAAAATGTAACTGGAGCAACATACAATGTTGACTATGATGCAAATGGAACAAATTGGTTTGAGGCCACAGTGACATTTACCCCGACATCCAGTACAGTAACAATGCAATTTTATCCAGGTGATAACGATGGTACCGCTACAGGGGCCATTGAGATTTCTGAAATAGTGATAACCGAGAATTAATGAGACATTTAGTACTACTTATATTTCTTTTGCCATTGGCCATGAATGCCCAGACATTTAAAGGCCAAAAAGTCTATTACAAAGGTCTTGAGGTAAAAACGTTATCAGGAACACCACAAGTTTCACCAACCTGTAATGATGGCATACAAAACGGTGATGAGACAGGTGTGGATTGTGGAGGTAGCTGTTCTACCTGTTCAGTTGATTTTGTGGCAACTGTAACGGCACCCGATGCCATAGCCAATGAATCAGACCTTTCTATAGGATATTATCAAATATGCCTTGACAGGGCCAATGATACGGGCTCTGATATGATCATTGATTATGATTTGTCGGGAACGGGTGTGGCAGGTACAAATTATGTAGGGCTATCTGGTAGCGTAACCATTCCAAATGGCAGTCAATGTGCCACTATAAACCTAACACCTTTGAACGATGCGAACACAATAAACGAAACTGTTATACTCACCTTGGCGAATGGAGCTGGATATACCACGGGAAGCCCTGACAGTGCTGTGGTGACCATTGTGGATGATGACGGTGCAGGTGGTTCAATGTTGGCCAGTGTAACCGCATTGGATAATACTGCAACAGAAGAAGGGGAAACCATTGCACAGTTTTACTTCACTTTGAGCGAGGTCAACAGTACAGGTAGTGATATTGTTATAAACTATCATTTGGATGGCCAAGCAGATGGAACCGATTACACGGGAAACACTGGTACAATAGCCATTTCTGATGGACAATCTGCTGCAACATTGAACCTGACAGCGGTGGATGATGGGCTGATTGAGCCAAAAGAAACAATTTTGCTTATTGTTGATGCGGGCTCTGGATATACAACGGAAGGACTTGACAGGGCTATTGTTGAAATAGTGGACAATGACACTGTTAGCTCCAGTTATCCAACAACATCTGGTACATCCACCATTGCCAATGCATCCGATTTTGAAAACCCTGCCAATGCAGGTACTTTGGCCACGGTAACAGGCTCTTTTAGCGTTACTGGGTTGACACCTGCAAATGGAATGGTGCTCAAAGCTGGTGGAGGTGTTCTCAGTGGAACGCTGGACGTTAGTACAATTGGTATTGAAGCTTCCAATACCCAGCTTTTTTCCAGTAACATTTCATTCAGTGAGGTTTACAGTAAAAGCATCTTGCCCCTTGAAATGTTCGGTGCCACTGCAAATGATTCTTCTGATGACAATGATAGTATTGAAGCAGGATGGAACAATGTGGCTCATATTTCGTTTGGAACAAGCGGAATATACACCAAAAATGACCACTCCACAATAAGCCGCTCTGGTACACTTAATTGGGATATGAACGGTGCAATCCTTCAGACAACCAGTGCAGCAAACTTTGACACTTCAAATTATTCAATCGATGAGCTTTTTAGACTGAGCAATATTGAATTTACGGTCTATAACGGCACTTTTGACATGACCGATACATACGGACGTGTATTTAGGTTGCTCACTTATTCCAGGTTTTCATTCAAGGATTTGGTTTTTGAAAACCTTTGGAACCCCCAGCCCATCAGAAGCTATGCCATAAGAGGTGCAGGTGCAGGTTCTTTGGTATATGGTGAGTTTGTCAGGAACACTTTTAGGGATATTACCGCTCAAGGAGACAATGCCTCCAACAATTCAGATGGGATTTCAAAGGGTATTTGGATGGAGTGCGGGTCAATAAGTGATGCCGACTTTGAAATAGTCCACTATGGCAACACCTACCATCATATCACTGGTGATGATGCCGAGGCAGTTTATTATACGGCCAGTGGTGATAGGGTTCACAATGGACATACTCTGTTTGACAATGAGACCTATTATGAAATTGGAAGAAGGGCCATAAAGATGACAAAGGGCCAGTTTACCGTGCAGAACTCTGATTTTACTGAAATATCCACTGCATCTTTTGTGTCAGTCCAATTAACGGCGACCATGCTGGATGTTTTTAGTACTTCTGGGGGCAACTTGCAGAATGTTAAAATAGTAAACAATGTACTCCGCTCGAATGGTAACGAGTACATGAAAAGATGGTACTTGTCATTGACCAATACTGAAAACGCACTGATCAAAGGCAATACTTTTGATATTTGGAATGCGATGGGGCTGAACAATGAAAAAAATCCCTCTGTAGCTGGATTGGGAGCCATTCGATTGGGTTCAAACACAAGTAGTTATACTGGTGACATTAGAAATATTGACATAATAGGAAACAATTTTATAAACGGTTCCATTGAGGTCATGCAATATTTCGGGGGCAGTATAGCGGAGCCTACCAATGTCATTGGCAACACATTTACCTATGACAATATCACTGGAGCTCAACAGGCCCCTGTTGACTTTTACAATTTAGGTGGTGACACAAAAGGTTATATGAACTTTGACAGCAATAACATCATATTTAATGATACTGGAGTATTTGATGGTATCATTAGTTCAGATGGTTCTGGAGTTACGATAACTGAGTTTCATGCCGATAACAATACTATCACTATCAACACTGGTTCATTGACCTATGAGATTGGGAACATTGCTGGCAATCTATTAAACTCAAGCATTAGTAATACTACCATTACAGGTGGAAGTGGCTCGCCAATACTAAATATTGTTGGAAGCCAAACAGGCACATCTGTAGGCCCAGGAAACAACCCGACAGTTACAATCAATTAAAATAGATAAATATGACACAGGAAATCAAAAAACCATTTCAGAAACCATCAGATAAATCCAAAGGTGAATGGTTGTGGATAATTGCCTTTAGACTTTTAGGTGCCATAATGTTTCTTATAGCCGTTTACCTTCCTGCCAAAAGCTTGCTGGTAGAGAACATGGAAACCATTAAGATTGAACCTACAAGGGCCTGGTTCTTGGGTATTGGCTTTTTCCTGGTTTGGGGAGGTAGCGTATTTGGAACCGTGGCCAATAATATTGGCAAATTGTTTAACACTTACATGGAGAAATTCTCTAAATAATGGAGCCCCAAATGACCAAATCACTGATAGTCCTTATGGTGTGGGCAGCAACCGCCCCAGCGTTTTTCAGCGTATTAGTTAGTATTGTGGCACTTTTTTACTTTGCCTCTATGCTGTATTACAACGTGGTCTTAAAGCACCATCAAGGCTCATGGAAAACCTATTTTAAAGCAATTTACAAAGCAATCACAAAAAAGAAGTGACCCAATTAATCATCCTTAGAAACGGACTTGCTCAGTTTAGTGTTGCCATTGATGAGCGTACGATGCTCACCCATAAATTGATGGGTGAGCATCGTATTGCTGTGGAGACCATTACCAATGCCCCTATAGATATTCAAATTGGAGACTATATTGAATATGAGGGCGAAAGGTATTATCTAAACTCGGCACCTACCTTGGAAAAGGTCAATAATTTTACCTATTCCTATAGGATGGACTTTGAGGGTGAGATATACTTTTTGTATAACAAGCTCTTTATGGATGAGGGCCAGTCTGATTTCAGTTATCATGGCACCCCCAATGACTTTCTGCAATTGCTGCTTACCAACATCAATGCAATACAACCAGGTTGGTCAGTTGCATCAGTTGATATTGCAGAGCCCCAAACGCTTACATTTTCAGATGATACTTGCCGTACTGCTCTGACCCGTATTGCTGAGGCGTTTGACATGGAGTATCGGTTGGCTGGAAAGGCGATTTACTTACAGACCTCTGTTGGAGCTGCCACCGTATTACAGTTTGAGTATGGACGTGGAAAAGGCCTTTACAGCATTACCAGAACCACTATAGATGAAAAAAGCCTGCTGACCCGTGTATTTGGATTTGGTGCCAGGAAAAACCTTGGCCCTGATTACAGGAATGGAAGTACTCGGCTGGTATTTGAAAACAGGTACCTAGAGAATAATCAGGCACTATATGGGGTAAGGGAGGGAGCTGTTACCTTTGATGACATATACCCCAACAGAACAGGCAGCGTAACAGCTGTAAACGCGAATGACCCCTTTAAATTTGTTGATGACACCATTGACTTTGATTTGAATGATCAATTGATTGAGGGAACTGTTGCCAAAGTCGTATTTAAAACAGGTTCGCTTGCTGGTTATGAATTTGAGTTAAAAAGGTATTTAAACAGTGTTAAAACATTTGAATTATTGCCTTTTGAAGAGGATAATGGCTATCAATTACCGAATACAAATTTTAGGCCAGCTATTGGTGATGATTACACCTTGGTTGATATTGAAATGCCACAGACCTATATTGATGCAGCTGAGGCATTGCTTGAACAACGCACACAAGAGTATATTGATGAGAACAGTGTACCGAGGGTAACTTATGCAATTGAACTTGATGAGAAGTATGTTAAGTCAAATGGCATTGACCTAAAAATAGCAAATCTGGTGAATATCCAGGATGCTGATTTAGGGATTGATGCTCAGATAAGGGTTACCCAAGTGAGCTTTCCGTTGGTAAACAAATATAAGATTGAGGCTGTAATATCCGACACCGTTCCATATACTATCCAGGAGCGTTTGATAGCCACCACGGTTGACAATAATGTACTGACCAAAAATATTGATAGGAGACGTGCGGAGCTGGCCAGGAGAACTGCTGCAAGGTTCAGAAACCTACAGGATTTGGTTTTTGACCCAGATGGGTATTTTGACCCAGAAAACATAAAGCCATTGAGTATTGAGACCTTGATGCTTTCCGTAGGTGCCAAAAGTCAAAACTTTGGTTTGGCTGGAGTGGCAATATCTCCAAACCATGCAGGTGATGAGAATCAATTGAACATTACTGGAGGTCAGCTGATACACTATGAGCTGAACATTGAAGGGCTTGGATATGTATGGAATATTGACCCCAGGACATTTCCTAGTCTCGACCCTGCAAAATATTACTATGTATATGCAAAATGCTCTAAAACTGCATTAACGGGTGTATGGGAACTCAGTGAGGTTCCCAGGCTCACAGAGGATGAGCCTGGTCAATATCTTTTTAACCTTGGTGTGCTGTATGCTGTTGTTGATGGCAGGCGTGATTTCGATTTTACCAATGGTATGACATACATTGCTGGAGATACTATCACCACTGGAACCATTAAAAGTATTGATGGTCTCAACTTTTTTGATTTGTCTGGTGGCAGGTTTAAAATCGGCAATTCCCAAAGCTCTTTGGACTATGGCGTTACCCAACCAAATCAAGTGACCTTAAAGGGCTCCATTTTACAGACACCAGCAGGAGTTAATATTGATTTTGTTAATTACAGGGGTGACTATGATAATGGCACAGAGTACTTTCAAAATGATTCTGTGACCTTCAATGGACAGACACATGTAAAGTATTCAGCTGGCTCAGTTACAGGAATTGCACCGACCAATGGAACTCATTGGAAAGTTTATGCCGCAAAGGGTGATGATGGCCCTCAAGGTGTTCCTGGAGACCCTGGAGCCGATGGGCAAAGCTTGTACACATGGATTAGGTATGCTGATGATGTAAATGGTACGGGAATAAGCAATGACCCAACAGGTAAGACTTATATTGGATTTGCATATAACAAGACAACTCCAATAGAAACCAATAACCCTGCTGACTATATTTGGGGGCTTATGTCAGGAGAGGGCGTACAAGGCCCTCCTGGAGCTGATGGGCAAACTCTATACACTTGGGTAAAATACTCAAATAACCCTGATGGTAGTGGATTGTATGATACTCCTAATGCCAATACTGAATACATCGGTATTGCTGTTAATAAAACCACTGCATCTGAGAGCACTAACCCAGCTGATTATACCTGGTCAAAGTTTAAAGGGGAGCAAGGAGAACCTGGTGCAGACGGTCAAGATGGTGCAGCTGGCCCTGGAATAGTCAATAGGGGCCTACATGATTCTGGCACCTTTTACTATAATAATTCATTGAGAAGGGATGTTGTGCAGTATTCTGGTGTATGGTATCTGTATAACGGCCCCAATGGAGCCGCTGGTGCCTTTAATGCCTCTCAATGGGAAAACTTTGGTGGGCAGTTTACAAGTATTGCAACAGGGCTTCTATTGGCCGAAAGCGCAAATATTGCCGATTGGGTTATTAAGAGTGGTAAGATTAGCAGCCAAGATGAATTTAATGGCAACCCTAAAGCTGTACTTGATGGAACTGCTGGAGCCTTAAATCTTAGGGGTGGTGTTACAAGGTATAGCAGTACTGGAGCTGCGACCAACAATGTGCCAGTAACAATGGATTTGGCCAGTGGCCTTCTATCAATGGACATTGATGCTGGAGCTGGACAGCCAGCTGCTGCACTAGACATAAGGCCAGACCGAATCAGAATAACAGGCGCATACGGTCAAATTGGTTCTGGTGGTGATATTTACATAGGTGGAAGAATGGCTGGTATTGATGCGGATGTGACGGCTAGGCACCCTGTTATCAATGCAAGTGATTTTTTGGCAGCAGTTTATGGAAAAGCGACAAACACGTCTGGAGGTGACAGTAGTGAACGTACTTGGGGTGGATATTTTGAGGGGTTATTTGCAAAAGGGTTGTCTGTCAGCTATAGAGCTGGGGGAGCTACCACTTTAAACCAAACAGATTTTTTCTATAGATACAACTCCTCATCAAGCGGTACTGTAAACCTTCCATCTAGTCCAAAGGATGGCCAAGTAGTAATAGTATTTAGACAGGGTTCAGGTGGCTGTACCGTAAACGGAAATGGTAATAGTCTTTGGAAAGGTTCTAGTGCTTCAACAACTGATGGTATTGGCACTAGAGGCCGTGGAGCTTTATGTATTTGGGATGGCACCTATTGGAATTATATGTATGTAGGCTTGTAGTGTGTATTTCCTGTACAATTCAATTTGAAATATTGTACTTTTCAATTTTCCGATTATAAAC